CTGTTGCTCCTAATGTTGTAAAATCTCCTTTTTTCATTCCGTTATGATTTAATTAAAAATTCCTATTCGTGTTCCAAATGAAATTCCTGCTAAACAAGTCGGCACATACGCATAACAGCGGCTTGCCAAAATGCCGCAAGAAAGTCCCTGCTCAAATCCGAAGTTTCTGCTATGTGGCACTTCGGCAAGCCACCCAAACGTTATGGGCAATTGCAGGAAACACCCTGCTAATCGAAAAGCCCTTTTTGTTTTTCATAATTTGTTATTAATATTTCTGTTCTACGATTTTTTAAGTTTTTCCTTTCGCCAATTATTATGACATTTAAACCTCGTTCTTTGGCTTGATTAAGAATAAATTCATTATCAAATTCAGACATTGCAAACTTGCATTTAGTAGCCTGTAAAGCATCAAATAAATCAATGCTATCCTGTTCAGTAAATGAATGAGAATAATTGTCTAATGTTTCAAGGTATGGTGGGTCGCAATAAATCAATGTTTCATTTTCCATACTATCAAAACAAATTGACTTTAAGAATTTACGAAAGTCATTGTTATAAAATTGAACATCATTTATAAGTTTGTAAGTTTCGTCTATTCTATCAAAGAATGTTTGCTTTGGTGTTCTTGGCTGTAATCGTATTGAAGAACCACCACCCATATGAGTAAGGTTGCTAATAAATAAAAACCTTATGCTTTTTTTAATTGGGTCTATTTCTTCATTACTTTTCCAATACTCTAATAAATCTGAATGTATTGGTGTTTGATAGTACAATTCTTCAAGTTCTTTTTTATTGTTCAAAATAGTAGTAAATAAACAAAATACATCTTTGTCAATATCATTAACCATATTAAATTTTGCTTTACGCTTCTGAAAAAACATTCCACCAGCCCCAAAAAATGGCTCAACATAGATTTTATGTTCAGGAAAGTATTTAATTATATCCTGTGCTATTGCTTGTTTATTTCCTAATCTTCTTAATATCATTTGACTAAATTTTGAACCCCCGAAAAGCAACTGCCCATAACAAGGGTTTTGCAAAAGCAGGGCATTAGTGGTTTATTGAACATTTGTACTACTATTAAACATTGTGCTAAATTTGAACTTTCGTGCCTTGAAGCCCTGCCTTCGCAAAGCCCCGATACGATATAAAGTTTATAATTATTCTTCCTCTAATTTTAAACGTGTAATTTTCTAAACCGGAGGAAATAACTTTTTCAAAATGTTTATCTCTCAATCTTTCTCCTACAAGTAGGTGATACCTTCCTGCTCCAATTAAAGTGTTTCTTTTCATATCGGTTTCTTTATACCTTATGAAGAAGTTTTTGTTTATAAACGCTCTCGTTTTGTTTTCGCTCTTTTTTACTCGGTTTTTTATTTTAGTTTCCACGCTAAAAAATAAATTTACTTTGCAAATATAAAGTTTTTTTATTTATATGTTAAATATATTTTACTTTTATTTTTAATTTATTAAAATGGTAAGTCGTCGTGTTCTTGTTCTTGTTCGTTCGTATTTCCTTCGGAAGTAGTTGTATTTGTAGTTGTATTACTTCCGGAAGCCGAACCCATAAACTTCATTTCTTTACAGATTAATTCAGTCGTATATCTTTCGCTGCCATCAGCAACGGAATACTTTCGTGTTCTCATAATTCCTTCTATCAAAACCTTGTCGCCTTTCTTAATGTATTTTTCGGCAAGTTCTGCGAGTTTTCCGTTTATAACAACTCGATGCCACTCGGTTAAACTTTTCTTTTCCTGTGTTGTTTTATCTTTCCACGTTTCTGTAGTAGCGATTGGAACATTTGCTATAATCCCTCCGTTATCGAATCTTTTTATTTGAGGATCGTCGCCTGCGTGTCCTATTATGATTATTCTTTGATATGTACTCATTTTAATTCTCCTTTAGTTCCGTTATGTATTTTTGATAATTGATATTTATGTGATAATTCAGTATTGTTTTCCAGTTCTCCGTTATGCTTCCAACAGCAACCTTTCCAAAATCGTTCATCGAGAAATAAAGAAATTTTATTTTCTCTGGCCCATTCGTCGGCATATCCGGTCCTGCCTTTCGTATGTTCTATTGTGGTTGCAGTTAAACTACAACCATCAATAAAACATATTTTATTAATAGATAAAAATAATTTTCTTCGCTCCGAGTAAATAAGATTCTCTTTCTTTCTTTTTTCCGATACCTTTTTAATCGTTGTAGATTTCTTTTTTTCGGTTACGGAATAAAAGCATTTAGGAGAACAATGTTTCTGTCCTATTTTTTTTGGTTCAAATTCCGTAGAACATACCGGGCAGATTTTATTTTTAATCTTTTTTGTCATTATCTATTAATTTAGCTTTTCCTGCTCTTGCTGTTTTTACTTTTTCTTCTTTCGGAGCAGCTTCACCTTTTTCTTGTTCAAATTCTTCTGCTTGGTCCATTAGATTTTGCTGTGCTCTTTTATTTTTAAAATGGTATAAGTAAACTTGTTCTCGAATCTTTTCGCAGATTTCTTCTACAGTTTTTTCGTAACCCAATTTCTCCGAAGAAAAAGTAATATTTGGTGTTGCTAATCCGAACGAACCTTGAGAATATTTTAAACTCCCGGTTATTTTAATTCCTTTTAATTGGTCAGAACCAACAAAAACTATTCCCGAAACAACGCATCTTTCTACTTCCGCATCATATCCTTTGATTGCTTCTTGTAGTAAATCCATATTGCTTCGGAGGTGTTCTCTTGCGAAATCCCAGCCAGTTAATAGATTTAATCGTTTCGCCATAAACTCTTTCAACTCGTCGAGTTTATTCACTAAATCTGGGTGTGCAATTCCTTCGCACGTAACTGAATATTCGTTGTGTCCATTTCCTTTGTCAAAGAAAGAGAAGTCCAAACCTTCTTTTGTGATTTTGCACTTTGTTAAGTCAAAATCTTGATATTCGATTTTTCTCATAATGAAAATATTTAAAAATTAATGTTTACTATTTAGGAAGTCGTTTTTTGACTATGTTTCATTGATTGTTCTAATTGATATTTCATAGCATCTCGAACAGTAATTATTGCATTTATTCTCTGGTCTAACGATTCGATAAAATCACGACATTGAGATGCGTCTATTGCTATGTAGTAACCTTTACTTGATGCGAGTAAATTATAAATTAAATTATTTACTCGAATATGGTTTACTATTTTTCGGAGGCGTGCCGGGTCAAGTTTATATCCGCACTGCTTCATCTTTGTTACTATTTCAGTAGAAGTAATTATATTTTCTTCTCCTACTTTAGTTTTTAAACCAGTTATTATTAATGGAAGTAATGTTTTTTCTTCGTACTCCGTTAACTCGTGAGTTTGTTCTTCAAATCCGTTTATCATATCTTCTTATTTTAAATGTTTTAAAATATCCTCGCTTTTAATTGTAAATCCTTTTATGTCCTCGCCAAGTCCAGAAAATAAATCAATTCTTTCTATAAAGATTTCTTCATATTTTGTTATAATTTCTACGCTTAACGTGTAATTTATACCCATATCAAAAATATTTGATTCCAAGTATATTATATTTATTCCTCTTTTTTGTTCCTCTTTTATAGAAGGAAGTTTGTTCAAAAGTCTAAATTTTAAGTTGTTCACTTTTATCCAAATAAGTTAGTACTCTTTCTATTTTGAATCCGTTCCTCAATCCATTTATTATCGGATTTTATTTTATTTAAAGCGAAATGTAGAATCAATAATGCGTCGGCATTATATAGAGTTATTTTAACTGCTGGAAAACAATATCCTGCCGATTCTTTGTAAAGATTTTTTCTTTCGGTTTTCGGTATGTTTTTATAATTTAAACCGAGATTGCTCTGCCACGTTATCGGATATACTTCGACAAATTCAAATCCATAATAAACTATTAACGATTTTAATTGGTCAAAATTAGATAGAAGTTTCTTAATTCTAAATTGTTTTCCTTTGTTTTCCTCGTCGGAATCGCTCATAAACATTTGAACTTTCTCTATAAAAACAATTACTCTTTCGTTATTTTCTTTTACGTAGTCGAAATATATTTTTAAATCAGATAGATTTTTTGGCATATGAATAACGTGTTCAAGTCGATTCTTTTTATATATTGCTATTCCTCCGTTGGCTCCAGGATCTATTGCTATTATTGTCATAGGAATTTGAAATTTTCTTTATTTCTTAACTCGATAAAATATTTTTTAACGATTATGTTTTCGGCATATCTTAATATCTCGCTTTCGGTAACTTCTTTTTTTCTCTTGTCCAATTCATCTCTTTGAATAGTTCGTAAGGCGTTTTTCATTTGGATTCGTACTGATTCTTTTATTTCGAGATTAATCAATATTTTACAGTTATCCTTCAAATCCTCGTCGATATTAGAAAATAAATCTTTCGTGATGTATTTCTTTTCTAACATAATTTCCTTCACGAAATTCCAGTTAAAATCACCCATAGAAATAAGATATTCCTCACTTTCGGTTAATAAATCATTTAGATACTTTACTGTATCTACTCGCTTTTGAATTTCCTTTTTCTTCGTTTTATCGATATTCTTCTGAATTTCTTCTGTAGTTAATTTTCGAGTTTCGCTTGTTTGTCTAAACGAACCTTCGGACAAAAATTTGAATTCTTCTATATAAACCATCTGCATTAATCTATCGGCTACACGCCCGTCATAGTTGCTTGCGAAATCGTCTATTTTTAAGTTTGTAGTTCCGAATGTTCTCCACCCTTTCTTGGTCCATAATTCGTAACGTTTAAGAATTACGTGACGGTTTACATTTAACTTATTTCCTTTGTGATAAAATTCTTTTATTTTTCCTTCGTCGCCAATATCATCTATAAATAAATTTTTGGCTTGAATATATTCGTTTAATGCAACTTCTCCTCCTTCTTTGTATAATTCAACAAGTTCTTTTGAAGAAGTCATTTTGAATAGGTTTTTGCCAAATAATCTTTTATGCCTATGAAATACCACTTCAAAGAAAAAAGATTTTCCTTGTCCATATTTCGGATTAAATGCTATAATTCCTCTTGAGTAATCGATTTCTTTGTTTTTCGTGATATTAAATATTACATCTAAACAAAACATATATTTCGCTTTTAATGTTGGGCCATAAATCATTTTCGTTATAAAAAACAATTCGGCTTCTTCTACGAATTTATTAAAATATTTTTCCATTATAATACTTCTAAACTTTTTGTTGGTTCATATTTAAAATTACTTGATCCGTCATCTATTCTTCTATTTCGTAAAACATCTCTTGAAGCGACGAGATATGAATTGAATTTAGTTCCAAATAATGTTTCCGGGCGTATGTATATATGCATCTTTTCGTCGTTCTGCCATTTCTCTATCATTCCATCGATAACGTCTTTGAAGTCTTGCATTTTAAATCCTTCTTGAATTCTCGTATTTATACAACCCGTGTTGCTCTTTACGTTTTTAAAACCTGTTCCAGATTTCCTTTTTAAATTTAGATAATTTAATATTTCTACTGCCGTTGGTTGAATTTCTTCGACATCAAAAAGAGTAGTTTGTTCTTGTTCTTTATTATTATTATCTATATTATTATTTATTTCTAAATTATGCAAATCTTGTTTTCCCTTTTCTTGAGAACCAGTATTCAAAAATATTAAAATCTGGTTTTCTAAAATTTTAAAATGTAGACGAGCAGGAACTCCTTTCAGTTTTGTTGTTACAAATCCGGCTTCGATTAATAGTTTTAACACCTTTTTCTGCGAATGATAATTTAGCGTTGTAAATTTCTCTATGTCCTCCGAAGTGTTATAAAAGAATCCTTCCTCGTCGAGTTCTCCTCTTGCTTTAAAATAAGTTTGTTTATCAATTAAATCCGATAATAATAAGGCAGCTTCTATTCCGAATTCAATTGCGATACTTTTATTAACGAGCCAAAATGCCGTTTGTCCTAAAACTTTATGCAATATCATTTTCGTTTATTTTTTCGATAGCCATAGTAACTCTTTTCTCGATAAAAATTTTATCTTCTATCGGAACTTCAAAACGAATTATATTTAAGTTTTTTATTCCGGATTCTTTATAAATATAAGGCAGTTCATCGTCTTTCGCTCTTGCTACTAACCAAAATGGCTCTTCTAAACTTTCATTATATTTTTTTATTTCTTCTAACTGCTCGAAATAAGGCATAAAAACTATTAACTCGGCATATTTAGATTTCGTTATACAAGCGTTCGATACTAACTGCCAATAATATTTTTCGCCTTCTTTAGAATCGTTTCTGATTAGCTGTATTATTTCGTTTCCGTTAACTTCTTCTTTCGGAGTAGCGTCAAATCCATCAAAGGTGTATAAACGTTTTATCAGATTGTAAAATCCTTTTCTTGTAAGTGGACATTTTATATCTGTAATCGTATCGCATTTTTTTATCTTTTCTCCGTCGAAAGAGAAAACTCCATCTTTCTCGAATAGTTCAATAAATTGCATTCCTTTCGATCCGTCTGGAGAACCAACCCACTCTTTATGTTTCGGGTGTACAATAGTAGTATTTGAATGGAATTCATACTCGAATCCTATCATATTATGAACTATCTTTTCGCATAACTTGCCCCAAGAAAACGCTTTTACTTCTGCGTCGTTTTCAAGTCTTTGTTTAAAGAATCGCTCCATTATACATTCTTCTACGTAAGTATAAAAAGGTGCTCCCGGTTCTCCTTTAATTCTTCCATTTGAAGCTAATGCCGAAATGTCGCTCGATGTCGCTCTACCTATTCTAATGTTTGATAATTTTTCCACGTTATTTTAATTTAGATAAGTAATTAATCGCTTTGTCATATTCCTTTATTTTCTTTTCGTCTATTATCGATTTAACAAACGGATGTTGGTCAGATGGTATTTGGCTTTCTTTTTCGTTAAAAAGTTCTTTCAACTTTTCCTCTTTAGTAACATCTACATATTCTGCGTCTATCGTTCCAAGAACATCCGATACTTCCTCAACTGATTGCATTCCGTTTAATATTTCCGGAGCGTATAATCTACCGAAGAAAGATGCTGCTCTATATTGGAACATTAACTCGGGCATAGTTTGCCATTTACTTCCTTTCTTTTCAAGCCATCCTTCTGATTTAACCATTTTCCAATCGACTATTGGGCCCAGTAGTTTATTTCCGTCGTTATCGTCTGTAATTGCTCTACATCCGTAGTCGTCTGCCTTCTTGTCCGAAGTATTTACAAATTCAAATCTTAACGGCTTAAATTTTCCAGACGAATTTAATGCAGCGATTATAAAAACGGAACGCCAACTCGGTTTTCCTTGTATAATATCGAGGTTCTGCATTACCATAAATGGTGATATACCTATTCTTGTAGCCATTTCTAACGCAATCATCGTGTTCGGAATATTGTTTTTATATGCTGCTGGAACAAGGTCTGAACTCGCCAATCCCTTCGCTATTCTTTGTCCATCTTCAAAAGATTGAATCGACGAGAATATAGATGTTCTATTTTCTTTTGTTGTTAATTGATTTTCTGACATATTTTTAATGTGTTAAGTAATAATTTAAAATTCCTCCTCCGAAGTAAACAACGGCAAGAACTATAACTACAATGCAAAAAATATCTATTGTAGTATATTTTTTCTTCTCCTCCATTACTCCTCGTTTTCTTTTACAAAGTCGGTAAGTTTACAACCTGATAACTCCATTAGTTTAATTAATCGAGGAACAATATTTGGTGTTTTTCCTCGCTTCCAATCTACAAATAATTGTGGGTGAACTCCTAATTCTTCCGCAAGTGACGCTCTCGTCATTTGTCTTTTCTCCGGATTCTTTTTATTGTACGTTTCAATAATTACATCAACGTCAATAATTACTTTCTCGTTTTCCGTTTCTTTCTTCTTTGCCATAATAATGGGTTTTTAAAAAATTAATACTCTTTTGTTAGTTCCGATAATGGTTTATCGAAATTCGGATCTTTTGGATTTACTCTGTAAGGATTCTCATCTTTAAATCGAGTAATCTCGTTTACTTTTGGGAACCCATCCTCTCGAGGTGGATTCAGCTTTTCAAATTTAGTTTGTGCCATAATTCGTTTTTTTACTTTGCAAATATAAGTAAATTTATTTTTCATAAAAAAGTTTTTTTATTTTTATTTCAAAAAAAAACTCCCTTCCGAATGGAAAGGAGTTTGCGTGGAACTTTTTTAACCTTTAGAATAAACAGCAGGTTGTGTTTGCAAATATAGGAATTAAAAGAATTTCCTAAAATTAAAATAACCGGAAATTAAAAGAAGAAGCGAAAGGATTATAATTATTAACCATAGATTAAAAGTTGATGATTTAACTTCTTTCTCCTTCTGATTTAATTTCTTTTCGGTTTCCTCTTTACTTTTTTTCAAAGCATTATAATCTAATTCGAGAGCCTTGTATTTATTTTCTTCCTCGAATAATTGTTCTTTAAAGGATTTTGTTATTGTTTTAATCTCAACTTCTCCGTTTCCGTTGATATTAATTTCCTTCGTTGTTTTTCCGTTCACTGTTTCTTTATAGTTGAACGGCTCGAGTTTCTTTGTCTCCTCGTTTATTTTAGGCTTGTACTTTATTACGCTTTCTTTCTCCTCGCTTTCGGTTTCTGTTTTCTTTTTAGATTCGGTTTTGTCCTCCTCTTTTACTTTTGCCTTTATACTATCGTTCTGCTCGGTCTGTTTCTCCTGCTTTTCTTCGATTTGCGTCAGTTTCTTTTTACTCGAGCACGATAATATCATAAAAGCGATTATCATCGTTAAAATTAGCTTTTTCATAGTTTTTAAATTTTTGGATAAATCAATCCGTTAGTATCTTTTATAATTATTCCTTTATCTACTCGAGCCTTTAATGTTTTCCAATCGAATCCGAAAGTATATTGGAAATGTGGACCATCAGGGAATTTCTTCCAATCTCCTCCCCATTCCCATTCGGCTTCTTTGAAAATCGCTACAACTTCCATCCAGTCGGCTTGAGTATCTTTATCCCAATCTTTCAACATATCCCAAGAAGCGGTTTCAAAAGTTCCGTTTCCGTCCATATCGATAAGGAGAACAATATCGAAGGCTAAACCATAATTGTGAATTGATTGCCAAGCTTTTGCGTTCGTTACTTTTCTTCCTCGCTTCGTTCTTCCGATTGCAAAAAGTTCGTCTTGTTCGGCAGCTGTCGAATATACTCTCGTAAATCGAAGCCTTACATTTTTTCCGAGCCGGTTATTTGCTCTTTGATAAAGAACACTTAATTGTTCTCGTACTCGTGGGTGAGCGGTTTTAATTCGCTCGAGCGTCATTTGGTCCATAATCTGTATTTTTAGGTTCAACAATTTCTTCGTCAATTACTTCTAATTCTTTCGCTGCATCTTCTAATTCTGCTGGCTCCGTTTCTAACACCTCGAAAGATTTATTAACCTTCTCGACAATTCTCCTCTCGAATAACGATAATATTCTATCGAAGAATTGAAGCAAACGAGGTTTATAACCGAATCTTTTTTTTTGATTTTCTCCTATCGAATGAAGTTCAAATCCACAAGCAAGAAGCCAAACAGTTCCTTGAAACGTTATAAATATTTTGTATAAATAATTTAATTCAACCAGCTCAACCATTAACGAGGAAATCGTCATTAAAACCGATAGAAGCATAACGCCAAGCCATTTCCATAAAGTCCGGTATAATTTATATGATTTTGTTCCTCCTTCGATTTTCTTCCTCCTCGCATTAAATCTCGCTACTTGAACACCTGTGTAAAAGTCGAATATTAAAAAGAAAAAGTAAAGGATTGTCCCAACTCCGAAAATTACTATTGGGATTAATAAATGTTTGAGATCTGTACCTTCGAGAACTTTTTTCATATAAAAAGTTGTTCCTCCTGAAAGTCCCAGTGACAAAATAGTTAAACTTCCTTTCTTGAAAGTTATCATTTTGTAAATTGTTGATATTGCTACTTTAAAAACCATTTTAGTGCATTTATTAATATTAATATAATTGTGATAAATAAGATTATTGGCTGTGTAATTATTAAATAATTTTCGGGATTAAATCGAAATATAATTGCGAGAATAGATACTAAAAAAACGAAAGGTAAAAGCAGCGATATTATTTTTGTATCAAGACACGATTCGTATCTAAATGATTTTAAAACGAAAAACAAGGAAAAAATAAACAATTCCAATTCCGTTATAAGTGGAAAATAAAACCTCGCATATTCTCTTTTATCTTTTAATATTTCCGGCAAGAAAAAAGATGTTATTTCTAAAATAGCAACTACGAAAATGATTATACTCATAAAAAAATTTAATCGATTTTTTCCGTTTTTAAATATCGATACTATTTTTTCTTTTATCGATTCTTCTTGATAATATTTTAATGGTTTCATATAAAGTTTCGTTTTATTTTGTTAGCATATTCATCCTCCATTATAAAATTTAATCTCGCTTTTCTCGTAAGAGTTCCATACGTTGTTCCTTCGTTACTTGTTATTTTTACTCCGAAGTTTTTATACTCGTAAGAATGATTGTTTAGATTATAATCGTTTATGAAAATATCGTTAGCGAAAAACATAAAATCGAGTATTTCCGAAGTAAGACAAACTGGAATAAAATTAGTTTGGAATTTATACTCGTTACTTTGACGCATCGAGATTTGATTTTTTTTATACGAACGTTTTACAATATTGTCCTCCTCGTATTTCGGTTCTCGTCTTCCAAAGAATCCCGGAACTCTTAATGTATGTTTCCAGTTAGTTCCTTTGAATTCGATTCCTGTTTCTTCTATTCTGCCGTTCATTACTATATCTATTCTAATTGTTTTGTTAGCATTAGAAGTAGAATATTTTTTTAACGTAAAAGTGAAGGAATCGTTTTGAAAGTTCATACCTGCTAAAGTAAATCTTTTTATAATTTTATAGTTTCCTTCTCCGAGTACTGCCAAAACCTTTTTCCATTCCACTTTAAAACCTTTTAAATTTGGATTTGTAGCGAAATATCCAAATCCATAAATCGTTCCGTATGTGGCAGAATTTAAAGCATATTCCGTATTATTAGACAAATCTAATAAAAAGAAATCGCAAGTTTCCGACGATAATTGTCTTTGATGATAGAAACCAGAGTAATCGTTTTTAAAATCCGTCGTACTCGTAGTATCTGCGAGAACAATATGATTGTAACAACATTCTTTGAATATAATATCTGGTGACTCGGTTTCCTCCGGAATCTTTACTCCAATAGCATAAGAAATCGTTCTTTCTTTATACTTACAATTATCTATTTCGTTACACGAAAATTCTCCCGAATCTACGTGAACTATATTTAGCAATTCTTGGTCGTTCATAATATATATTTTTTAACAATTTAAGTAAACTTGAATAAAACCTTGATTATCTACTAAACAAACAAATGACGGGTCTGATTGTGACGCTATCGCTGATTTAATATTCCAAAATTTATTTTGTCCATCAAATGGTGTTTGATTATAATTCCAAACACGGTCTCCAGAAACAATAGGAATACCACCTGCGTTCGCAGTAGTTAACCAACAATTGTCTATTAATGCTAATGCACAACCATTAGTTTCGCTCGTTAAACTCTGATTGCTTATTAAAGCTAATACGGTTCCTTGACTTGTTGTTCTGTTGTATAATAATATATTTGAATAAACAGTTACGCCATCGGAAACTCTTATACCTTTTAATCTAAATTGATTTATACCCGAAACAACAGTTAAATTCATTGTTGAGTTTTCCGTCGGGTTAATTCCTGTTGAAAGCCAAATTCCATTTATTGCTATTTCTAAACTAACATTTGTTACAGGATAATTATAAGTGTTTACTCTAATATTTTCCGTACTTATATTTCCTATACGATCCTCCGTTGTTCCAGTATCTTCCCAAACTATTTCAGTAAATTCTCCTTGTGTTTGTTGCGGACATATAATATCAAAGTCAAATCCGTCATCTCCCATAACTGATGTAACGATAATTGTTGCTATATTCGGAGAAGCTAAAGTTTTATTAAAAGTTAATTGTCCAGTTCCATTTCCTGGGTGCGAAGTCGTGTTTATTTGCGTAGTAGGTATTCCAGCATTTATTAATTGAGTATCGTACTCGTTACAACCTACGAACCCCGAACTGAATGTTTGTCCGTTCCAAATAATATCGTACTTATTCGGAAAATGTCCATTATTAAATTGAATTCCGCAAATTCCTGTTGCCGTTCCGAAATCTATATTATAACTATAAACTCCCGGAACTCCTTCAAAATGAATTGTTTCTCCGCAAGAAACGTTTACATCGTTTTTAATTTCGGGAGTTATTCCAGAAAGAAATCCGTTTTGTATTTGTTCTTGAGAAGTAGTGTTTGAATCGAGCATATCTAAATAATAAAATTCTCTTTGGCATTTCTCCGAATCCCAAACGATAAAATATTTTCTGTAGCTTGTAGGATTCGTATATAATTGAGAATTTGTTTGATTTACAATAACATCGATTTCTATCTTTAAATTTTTAGTGTAATCTATATCGATAAAAAAAGCACCTTTTTTTCTTTGTAAATTTGCATTTAATATTTCCGGCTTGTCTATTCCTAACTTTAAAACTCCAGTTCCGAAATTTTGATTTGATATTGTTCCAAGAACTTTTCCTCCGAAGAATGAATTTACATCATCAAATATTAATCCGAACTCGTCAACGAATGGATTAAAAGTGTTTTGATTATTCGCTGCCGAAATTCTATTACTTCCATCCGGTTCTGCTGTAGCAAACTTCCAATCCGTTATTGGATTTCCTCCGAGATTAACAGCATTATAACTATGAAAATCTGTAGTTAATGTTTCTATATTATTTTCCTTCCACGAATTTAATTTTAATCCAGCACTTTGAGCCATTTTTGAATTCTCGAAAAATTCCTCGAATAAGAAATAAGTTCTTACTTTTTCCTCGCAATAGTTGAAATCTTGTACTTTAAGATTTTTTAATTTAATTTCGTTCTCGAATCCTATTGGAGTTTTTATTTTAATAGAAATATTTCCAGATAATTGGTCATATTTATAAGTCCGTTCTAATGAATATTTGACTATCTGTCCGGGAGAAATATTAGTTATATAAATTGTACTTTCTCCTATTAAATTTGTTCCGTTCCAAAATTGAACAACATAATAAACTGTATCTACTCCGTTCAAAGGTCTGTTTATTTCTAAATTTAATAAATATTTCAATCTATTATTAGTAATATCTATCGTACCGATTCCTCTACTAAATACCGATAATTGAGAATCTGCTCTAAAAACAAGCATTCCATTTTCCGTCGCTATTGGATTATTGGAATTGTTAAACCAGTTCATCTCGTCGTTCGTAGTCGAGAAATCTATTTCTTTTATTAGATTATAATTTTCGTTGCACATAATAATGAAATTTTTTACAAAGTTAAATAAAAAAACCGCTTCAAAAAGAAACGGTTTTTTTAAACAAGGTTGAACACCTTTTGCTCGCTTCCCGTAGGATGCTTTATTACAACCTTCCCGTAGGATGATTTATTGAAGTCACTCTCGTAAGACTGACAATTATGCACTATTTTATTTGGCAAATATAATACTTTTTTTATTCAAAAGAGTATTTAATAACATTTTGTGCTTCTACTTGGTCTATTCCTGGAACTACAAAAATCATAGAATCTATTATTTTGAAATATGCTAAAACATCTGATTCTATTAATCCTTTTTCTGGAGTAGTTAATCTCAATCTCAATCTCAAATGAACTTTTCCTTTTTGTCTTACAGGTACATTTCTTGTTTTTGTTCCCGAATTATCTTTTAATGGTAATACTGCCGATTTCGGATGAGTTAAACAATTATTATTTCCAAGAACTTTCGGAGGATCTATTTGACTAAAATAATTTTCGGCAAAAATATCATAATATGCCATTTCAGATTGAACATCTATCACTTGCGGTCTGTCTATTGGTTCTTTTTGTATAATATTTGAATTATCTATTACTTCGGCTTTTATTTGGTCATTATATCGAAAAGTGCTTCTATATCCAGCTGGATATTTATGTCCACGTTCGGCAGTCGAATTTCCTCTTGGTCTTTTATATCTTTCGATTACTATTTGAGGAAATAAATTTGCAATCGCTCCGAAGTTTTTAATCCTTATTCCTAATAAACAAACTTTCGTATCAATTGTTTTGTACGATATAATATTTGTAATAGTATCTTTTTCGATTAATTTTTTTCTTTCTACGAATTTATAAAATTCCGTTTCTAAATGCTCATCGCTCCATCCACGACCTTTCCAAAATAAATCGAGTTCTACTCCTTGTAAATAGTTTATCGGTGACGTTGCTCCTTTTATCGTTTCTAATACGCAAATAAATTCGTCGTTTACTTGATACGTATAGTTCACGTTTCCTGCGTCTGGAATAACATTAATTAAATAAATTGTGTTTTGATTGTCATCTTCGCTTTCGGTATATTGGACATATTTAAAAAAAACGGAACGCCCTTCATAATCTTTTATATGTATCAAATCGCCTTCGCTTAATGTATTTAATATCAACTTGAAATCATTTAAATCGGAAGTAGTTTTTGAAGTAACTATTTGAATTCCGTTAGTATCATTTAATGCTCCATTAAAAAATAGTTCTCCAGCGTTCGCTACTCCATTAAATTCCTTTTTGGCTTTAAACGGTGAACCTACATATTTTCCCTGTGCTTTTAAAAATGCCGTGTCCCAGTCGTTATGGTCTTGTGCTAAAATCGTTCCGGGTGCAGCGTTCGGATTTATTGCCGAATCTAACTGCTGTTTCAATACTGTAAAATTATCAGCCATCTTGTTTTCTTTTTTAAAATTAATTATTCATATTTAGTTTCATATTTTGCTTCGTATTTTCCAAAATCTACTGGCTCGCCTCCTACATAACAACCGATTCTTCCAGTAACTCGATATTTCTCTGCCGTTTCTAAAAGAGAAGGTTCAACCAAACATTTTGTCGTTGCTATTTTTCCTGTTCCGTCTATTACTATTCTTAATTTAGTCGCTCCCGGAACTGGCTTTAATGGATTATCTGATTCAGCTCCCCAAACAGACGATAATTGTCGCATCTCTAATATTCCTCCACCTCTGTCTATTTCTAAAGTAGTAACGGCATAAATATTATTTAAGTCCCAAGTTCCGTTATCTGTAATCTCGAAATCTATTTCTATTCTCGTTGGTTCGTTCGTTAGAATAACGCCTAAAGGTTTATTATAAACTGTATCTGTCGTAACTGGTAACGATGTATTGTCAGATTGTCTATAATATCTGTGTTCGGTATCTACGACATCGTTTGAATCATAATCTCTTACTTTAAATTGAAATTGGTTTTTATATCTTTTCAAAACACCTCCTTCTTCGCTGTCTATTTCTACGTAAAAATTTATTTTCCAACCGATAGTTTCAAAATAATGATACCAGTCATTATTAAATCCGTTATTTAATTCAGTAGAATCGAAGAAGTCTGCCGGAACGCCAAGCATTTGAATCCAATCCTCGTAACGGATTTTAAATGCATAAAATGCTAAATATCCAGCTTTCGATGTAGTATCAAGAGAAAGTTCTCTATTTATTTTTATCCAGTTTTTATTATTTCCGCTTTCTAATTTAAAACCTCGAATAGTATCTACATTTATTTGTGGGATTCCAGAGTTATTTAAAGGAAATACTGTTGTATTAATATCGTATTTCTCCAATATTTTACTCGTTGAATTACTCGGGTTAAATGCTTCTACTCCGAATCTTATTTTTTTAATCGTCTGGGTTAAATAATTTATTTGAAATGGTATCTTACATAAAACATCATCTTGAACAAATCCGTCGAGTTCCGCAACTCCTTGCGTTGTTTCTAAAAACGGATGCTCTATAAAACTATTTTGTAAATCTGCGAAAGGTCCAGCTGGTGGAACGCTTTTAACCATTGTATTTAGATCGACTAAAAGCGAAACACGGTTAGAAAAGTTTCTTATTAATGTACTATCGGCAATTGATAACCATAAGATGTAATTTCTATCATCAACACCTTTTTGGTCAAATTCTCCGTAGAAATTACTATTTGGCATAAATATTATCTCGAATCCTATTTTTCCGGCTCCCAAGTCTGTAAATTTTACATTTTTAGAATCTATAGCAATTCCGTTTATTCCGTTTCCATAATATGGTCCTGCATTAAAAGTTCCTACTTTAAAGCCGTCTAAATTATCGCCAGTATTTGTAAATATGTTTCTATAGAAAGGCGTATCTAAATTTTTATAATCAGTATCGTATTTCGGAATCCAAGCAAATCCATATCCACATTCTGTATCTGTCGTTACATTCGTTACTCCCGAAACTACTATATTAACTTTTGTTTGAGAATAGTAATCTAATGCCGTAGCAGGATTTCCGTTAGTATCGAAATACTCGACAGATTCTACTACGAAATTATTTAATAGTTCATTAAAGTTTTCGTTAAACCATCCAGTATTTCCTAACCTTTCGGTATGTGACAAATCGTTTTTAATAAGCGTATTTGGATTGTTCCATTTTGGAAAAAACTTAATATCAAAATTGTCGGTTAACGAACCATCTCCACCAAGATATGCTGGCCATTCCAAATCCTGTAAATTAGAAATATTTTCAAATAAAGAAGAAATCATATATTCGAGTTCTATTTCGTAGTACTTTTTATAATCGTCGCTTGTGCTTTGGAAACTTTCATTTTTCGCACTAAATAATAATTCGGTTTCTTCTATTTTAACTCCGATAAATTTTTGAACTGAGTATGTAGGATCTTTTGGGTGATGAAACTCTATAAACAATCCGTAAGAATCGCCATCATTAATAGTTAGATTTCTAATTTCACTATGCGTCAACGTTTGTCCTTGTATTGCTCTTACGTTATTCCATCGTTTTAATTCCGTTATACTCGATAACGTTAATGCCGTTCCTCCAGTATATCTAACTAATACTAATCTCATATAATTTGGAATAAAAAAATCAGCATTAGTAAACATTATTCTAAATTGTGTAGAAATAGAAATACTTTGAGCATAACTCCCAGAGGCGTTATATAAGAAAACTTGCGAAGCCATTCCAGAGGCGTATGTTCCACTAAATGCTTGCTGATTATGATAATTATTATCTGTTACGTTTTGATACGTAGGAGGCAGCGTAGAAGTTGAACTCATCGGAATCGGCTTCATCCTTTCGTCATATCCTAAAGTTGGTTGAAAGAAAGATGTTCTATTTGTTGCTATCGTCAACGTGTCTTGTGTAACGTTTTTTAAATCGGCAAAAAGAGAATCTGGATTTATAGGATTTATTCTTCTTATTTTTCCGGTTCTAATTGACATCCCTGATTGTTTTCCTATAGGAGTTAAACCTGTCCAAACTCCCGTTGGAGTTTGTTTTATATTGTTACAAATTAATTCCGTAGTCGTTTGGTCAATTACAGATACAAGATTTTTGGTTTCAAAGTCGTCGTTACTAATATGCTGATACTGTATACTCATTCCTTCGGGTTCTTTTTCTACGTAGAACACTACTTTTGATATTTTTTTTGTTCCGTAGTTCGCTGGAATGGTTTCTATATTTTCGATGTCGATAGTTTCCTGAACCTCCATAATATCGTCATATAGATTCGTTATAGTGAATGTTGTTTCTACTGGAGTAATCAAATCTATTTGTCCGTTTCCGTCTGTATCTTTTTCGAGTAAATATTTTAAAGTTACTACTTGTCCCAAGTCGAAACCATAATCGCTCCATTTTTTTCCATTTAGTAACTTGAAATAATTCTGAACATAATCGATTCCTATTTGGACTTGGCTCGATGCATATAAATCGATTCCTACTTCAACCTGTAGATTTAATTTCTGCCAATCTCCAACGTTGCCTATTAACCAATTAGTGTCTTCTGTTCTATACAATTCATTGTATTTTCTCTTAACTACTTTTACGCCCATTTTTATATGAATTTATAAGTTCCTCAAATCCTTTCGTGTCTCCTTTTTTTGCTTTGTTCATTACTTCGATATAAAGTTTTTTGAATCTGTCGATTTCTATTTTATCGGCTTCCGGAGCATTTTTAATTGTTTCGTCTAATACTTCACCGAACGCTTGCAAAGATACGTCCATTATACTAATCATATTTTTAGCGTTATCGAGTAAATTTTTTATATGTTCTGGAATCATATTATTTCTATTTTTAAATTATTAGTATATTTTCTTTTTACTCTAAAATCCATTTTAGCAGTTCCTTTCTCCGGGTTGTATGTAACTTTCTCAATTTGATACTCGTTTCCTTTTGAATCGGTTGCGATATTATTTTCCAAAAGTAAAGCAAAATCTTGAATTGTCATCTCTACACGTTGGTCTTTATATCGATAGTACTGATTATGAACTCCGTTATATTCGGCAAAGGAATTTATACAATGGTACCTGTCCCATAATAATCTTGTATCGAGAAGCTGCCTTTGATTGTTCGCTAATTTTCCTCCGCTCATAACTACTACTTTTCCGATCGTAATAAAATGAGAGGATAATAAAAGGCTTCCGATTCTATCCTCTATTTGATTTGCAAAGTTTGTTCCTCCTCCAAATATTCCGGTTAAATTATCAACTATTTGGCCAAGAGTTTTCATAACTTCTTCGACAGCCGTTAATCCGGTTTTTTCTTTTCCGAGAGCGAAAGGAATAGATATTTGTGCAAGATTTTTAATGTTTACAAATTTCTCGTTTACTTTAACGTTCGGAGTTGTTATTGCTTGAAAAACACGCCCTGATTGGTCGTCAAGTGTATTTTGGTCTTGAATATCGTACTGATAGAAAATATTATAATTTGATAACATTTCCTCTGTATTAAATTTAACTCCGTCGAGAAGCCTTTCTTGATTTACGAAGTAATTCGGCATCTGATATGTAGAAGGAGTTAAAAAGGAATCTTTTCTCTCGAATAAGAAAACTCCGTTTATTATTCTATAATCAGCGTTAAACCATTCTTTACATACTCGAATTAAATCTCCGAAAGTATAGATTGGCCCAGCGTTACTTGGGAAACCTCTCTCACCGCTCTCTCCTCCTTTTCTGTCTTTATTCGGAATATGGCACCAATCTCGAATTTCGTTTTGAAGTAAATTTGACTGAAAACCTAATCCAAGGTGCGTACACGCTTTTTCAAACATTTTATGATAATACATACCCAAGTGATAACGTTTCTTCGGGAGAAGCTGTTCAAATAGTTCCTCGATTAAGTTTTTAATCGCAATTACCATTGCTATCATATAAGCAATTCTCGCTAAAACCTTTAATGAGGCATAGATATAGTCTCCTATATCCCAACCAAGTCCTGGAGGAACACTTGCTACAGGGATAGGAGTTGAAGCGTTAGTAATAATAGCTATTGATTCGGCTATTTCTTGAATATTTTCAATCAATTCTTTTGTCATCATGTATATTGACATTGAAAGTATAATCAACTGCATTCCGTCAGGAACATAATTGATTACATACGGAACTTTTACAAAATCTCCGTCGGTTATTATTCCTTGGTCGTGTAGATAAGCGAACGAAAATGAATCAGCAACATCGTTTAACCAATCCTCTCCGGTTTCTTTTTTAAGAGAGCAAGTTATTTCCTCTCCTCCTAAAACAGTCATCTCCTCCGTAAAATCAAGATAACCTTTAAAAGTGAAAGTTGGGTTGTTTACATCTCCAACTTTTATTTCATAAGGTTCTCCTTCAAAAATTCCTACGCCTCCGTTCATTCCGTTCTTGATTCTTTGCTGAAGGTATTCGTTCGCTTCATCTACAAACGACAAATCCGACACGTTAATCGTGCCAGATTCTTTTTTATTTAACCAGTCTATAGATATTTCCAATCCTTCCCAATTTCGTGGTTCTCCAAAATCTTGTCCGTTAATAAAGTGTCTAATATTTGCCATTATAATCTCGGTTTATTTACTTTAAAAAAGTTTCTTGTTTTCTTGTTTTTATTCGATACAGTTTGAACTATTTCTACGAATGTTTCTGTAACTCCAATCATATCCCAACTTTCAACTGGTTTTTGTTCTATAGCTTTTTTAACTTCTTCTAATCCGTTTATGATTTGGTCGTTATTTTGTGCTACCGGAATGAATCTTGGAGCAATTAATTGTCTTTGTCCGGAGAAGAAATTTGTATCTACTGGGCCCATTCCTGCCATATCTTTTATTCTGTAAAAATTATCTTTTCCGAGATTGGACATTTCTCTTTTCGAGAAAATTCCTTCCTTACCTTCGACGAGAACAGGGATTCCTCCGTTTCTGCCTCGATGCGAACGCCCACGAATTACACCTTTTCCATTAGTTGGTATTTTATCGAGAACATCTTCTACAACTCCTCCTTCTCCGAATGATGCTGTTATAGCTTCTAATATTGCGAAATCTCGTAACGCTTTCATAATTGCTGTGTTAGGATCTTTCTCTTTGTCCGAATAACTCGTGTAGCTGGTCCATAACGCTTTTATTTTTTCGAGGCGTTCTTGTTTCTTTTGGCTTTTTAGTAAATCAGCTTCTCTTTCTGCTAATTTTCTTTGCTCGAAACCAAGAGTATTTTGCATTCCTTGTTGAGCACGTGCTTCTTGTATATCCAAAGTTTTATTCTGGTCCTCGACGGCTTTCTGATTACTTTCTACCCGTTTCTGATTTAACTCGATTAATCTATCTATAATTTTTCCGATAATATCTTCAATATTTATTGATAGTTTCTCCCAAAACGTTTGCTGTGTTTTTAACCTTTCGTTAATCGCATCTTTTTCTATATCGATTAAAATCTGTTGTTTTTCCAATTCGAGTTGTTTCCATTCTTTGGAATCTTGAATAAATGATTTCTGTTCTGCTTCTATAGATGTTATTCTATTTTGTTTTCTCTGAAGGGCAGCGTTTTTTTCAATTCTTTCTCTTTCTTTTTCAAATTCTTCGATTTCCTTTAACATTTTCTTTCTTTGGAAAATTCCAAATATTCCTTTCGGTTTATTATCTAAACTATTTAATTTGTTGTTTAGTTTTATAAGTCGGTTCAATTCTCCTTCGTTAATAAACATTTTGTCGTTCATTTCGAGGAGTTTCGGATTCATTGTTACTCTATCGATTTTGGCTTGTATTTCTGAAATCCTTCTTTCGTACTCTTGATATAAATCGGATTTTTGAGAAAGGTGCTTTTGCAAATATTTTAAATTATCAATTTGCATTTGTAACGAATCTAACATCATTATTTGTTCGCCTTTCTTATTGATTTCTCTTATTTTCTGTTGATGTTCCTCGTTAATAGTTTGGACATCAAAAGTATATTGTTTTTCGAGTTCGATTAATCCGTTATGCGTGTATTTCTTCGCTACAACTTTTCCGTCGTTATCTTTTATCGTAGCGGTTCTTTCTTCGTTATATTTATTTTTTAGCACACGTAAAGATTCGGCTTTGTCCAATTCAGCTAATGCTGTCATTTGCGTCACTAATTGTTTTTGAGCTTCTATTCTTACTTCTACAGTATATTTGTCTGAATTAAATATATCTTCATTCGTTTTAATAACTCCATTTAACAACGCTTTTCTAAACTCATAATCGGAAGCGAGATAATCAACATTATTAATCTGTTGTGACATATAATCTTTAGCTTTATTCTTTCTTTGAGATTCCTCTTTATATTCAAGTCCTATAATTTCTTTTTTAAGTTTAAAAATATCGCTATCATTTTTAAAAGACGCTTTACTTATTGCATTATAGGATATTATAGCTTCATTTAATTTATCTTGAGCTCTTTTTTGTCTGTCGGCAACTCCTTGCCACGCTTCTGGTCTTACAAAAGATTGTTTTGCTAATGATTTTCCGCTTTCTTCTGCTTGTTTTACGGCTTCTTTTTGTAAATCAATTTCTCTTTGTAAATCAATAAGTTTTTGTTTATTAGTGACATTTAGTTCTGTTTTCTTTTCGGTTTCTTTTCTTTTCTCTAATGCTGTTGTTAGTTCTCTTTCTGCTTTCGCTGATTGTCCTGCTAATATTTGTGCATCGTTTAAATTTTTAAAATAGAAAGGATATTGGTCACGCAATTGTTTTAAGGCAATTTGTCTTTCTTCTAAACTTATTTTTTCGTCTTTTACTACTGCTAAATATTTTCTTAATTCAATAATGTCGCCTTGAGCATCTTTTCTTCCAGTTAATTTAGATTCCAAGAACTCTTTCTGTCTATCGTTCAATTCCTGTAATGCTTGACTTCCTTGAAATAAATTTTGTACCCAGTTTGATATTTCTTTTCCATAAACGGTTACTAAAGTAATCCCCAAAGAAATAGCAGTATTAAAAGAAAATAACGCTCCAGTTATTTGTTTAAAGATTCCTTCTACTGGTTTTCCTTGTGCAACCAATTCTTTATTCGCTACTTTTAATCTGTTTATCTCGTCAACGAATATTGGAATATTATTAGAAAGTGCGAGGAACCCAGTTTGAGCCGAAAAAGTAAATGCTGGAAGTTCTCGAGCCATTTGGTTTATCGAATTTTGTAATCCGTTAAATCCACTCGCATAGTTTCCGACATTTCTATGATTCCTTCCCAGAGTAGAATCTATTTGCTTTAATGCCGAATCTACTTTTTGAGTTTTTCCTTTTAGCATATCGAACTCCGACGACAAACGAGCATAAGCAGGCGAGGTTTTTAATCCTTGTTCTTCTAATTTAAACATCTCTGCAGCAACGTTTGCCGATGCCCGAAATAATTGATTTAATTCTACAGATAGTTGTCCATAAGCATCTTTTTCTCTTTTAATAGATTTTTCGGCTGCTTCTCTTTCTCGTCGTTGGGCTGCTTCTAACTGAACTTGCGACTTCTTTAAATTAGTTTCTGATTGTAACGCCTTATTTAATTCTATTTCGGCATTCAGCTCCTTTTTCAAGGTGTTTATTTGCTCTTGTTTTAGCTTTTCTTCTTGCTGTAGAACTGAAATATTGTCCTTCTTCTGTTTATTAAATTCCTGTTCCGATATAATTAAATCTGCTACAGTTTTTTTGTAGTTCTCGTTAACCTTTCTAATGTTTTCAACGGCTTGTTCGTATTTTATCAAATCGGCTGTACTTTCGATTTTTAAATTTGCATTTATTTCAGTTTTCACTCTTCTTGATTCGGCAATAAGTTCCTCACTTAATTTAGTAAAATCAGAAACTACTTTACTCATTCCTCCGTCGTCGAGAAAGAAATCGGAATATTTATATATAATATCTTGCATCGTTTTATTGTTTATTTGATTGTTGTTTATCTTTTATAAAATCAAGTGCTGAATAGAATTCAAAAACAGTTATTTCTTTATGATTTATATTAATATGCTCTTTTACTTGGAATATGAATTTATTAAAATCTACTTCGAGAATCTTTTCCATATTGTTTTCTAAAAATACATTCCAAATATTCGGTCTGTCGTGTTCCAGTATTTCCTTTTCTACTTCGTAAATGTTTTCTTCTGCGTTGCCTTCGATTACATCGTCCAGAAGTAAATTCATTCTCTTAATTCTTAAAGCGATTAAATCTTGGTTTGTATTTTTGCCAAAATAATTTGGAAAATATACTTGAAGCTGTTTTTCGATTTTTTTTTTTACTTCTACTAATTTTTCAATCGCAGATTTATTGTCCAGTCCTATATCGTTTAAATCCTTTACGATTTCTTCTATGTTCTCGGAAGTTTTCTTTGAATATTCCTTTTTATCTATTCGCTTAACGAGAACAGCGAACGAATGTAATGTTGGAGAAAACTCGCTATACGCATTAAAAACAGTTAGTCGTCTGTTTTCGAGTTCTTGAATTGCTTCTTCATACATTTTCTTTTTTAGAAAAGAAATAGTTTTTAATGTTCGTCGATCGTAATCTTCAAAATCATTTCCTACTTCGGAATCCATCATTTGATATTTATTAAACTTCTGAAAGGTCAGTATAGTTAAATCCTGAATATTATCATA